CCAGTCGTCACCAACAATGACACCATAGTAGATGTCCTGTACTGGGTCGCCCTCTGTCTTAATGTTCAACCACTCGTCCAAGTCGTCGTGCTCAATATCGATGTAACCAGCGAACTGCCCTCGACGAGTCTCGCCTTGGCTAATCACATTAATGGCTGTATCGAACAATTCCGTGAAACTGTAACTTCCGTTACTCTTTCCGTTGTTTGTGATTGGCGCACCTCGTGGGCGAAGTTCACCCAAGTAACCGCTCGTTCCTCCACCAAGTTTTGTCATCTCACCAACCTCAGCGTGCGTGTAGAGAATACTCTCCATATTATCCTCAATGTGACTACCAAAGCAACTAATTGGAAGCCCTCGCTCAAGGCCAAAGTTTGACCATACAGGACTTGCGAGACTATAATATCCTCGCGACATGTACTCGTAGAATTTATCCGCAAATCCGTCTTCGCCAAGAATCTCTTCAGCATTCTCAGCAATTTCGCGAACTCGCTCCTCTGCTGTCACTCCGTCAAGGAGATATCCGTTTTGGAGGAAGTCGCGACTATCCTCGTTCAGCCAATAAAAGTCTTCGCTGTGCTGTGCCTCAAGTCGTGGGAAGTGTGTATCATTACTCATTTTAGAACATGTCGTCTGCCGTAACGCTGGTCGTGTGCTTGTTGTACGTCGTGGACCGCTTGCTGAAGAAGTCATTATCCTTCGTCATCATAATGTCCTCGTCGAACCATCGGGTTTCGTCGAGAAGGTCATCATCAGTCTCGAAGATTGGTTCAACCTCCACATTTTCCAGACTCTGGTTGAAACGATTCTTCATAAATTCATCAATCTGTTCTCGTGGGAGAAAATCAAGTTCCCCCTCGGCAAAGATCCAATCGAGAATACCCATCTCTGCCTCAAAGGCCTTCTCACAGGCTTGCTGCACGTCTTGTTCAAACTCCTCGTCAAAGAGGTCTGGGTTCTCGTCACGAATTGTGTTAACGAGTTCTTGTCCGAAGAGTCCGTGAATCTGCTCTTCCTTACTCGTCGCCTCTACTGCATTCGAGATACCCTTAAACTTCTTCTCGTGCTTATCAAAACTAGTCATAATCAGGAACTGACTAAACAGCGAAACGTGCTCGACAAAGGTAGAGAAGAGCAGAATTGCACGAGCGTACTCTTCTTCGTCTTTACTCGCCGCTCCCTGAAGGCAATCTTCGAGATAGTCCATCCGACCCTTAATAGCCGGAACTTCAGTCACATCCTCGAAGTCGTCTTCAATTCCGAGAATGTCAAGAAGGTGGCTGTAGGCATCCATGTGTCGAACCTCGCTCTCTGCAAAGGTCATTCCGACACTACCAACTTCGGCTTTGGGCATCTGTGAGTACGTGTCTGCCCAAAACGTCTTCACCTTTACCTCAATCTGTGCAATAGCAAGCATCGTTTTACGGATGACGCTCTTTTCTACAGGAGTCGTGTCTACCTTAAAGTCCTGTACATCACCAGAGAAGTTAAACTCTGTGTGAACCCAGTAACTGTTTCTGATAGCATCCGTGTACTCAAGGAAGTCGCTATACTCATATGGTTTTAGTGCTGCTCGCTCTGTGAAAATGTCTTGTGTTGTATCGTTGTGGATAGTTTGTTCTACGCTCATATCGGGATATTGTAATAGTGTTTGTAAGTATAAAAGTGTTTCGATTACCGCGCTATTCAAACTGAAAGCCGCTTGGGGTCGCGCCAGACTGATTTTGATATTGTGAGCCGCGTTCCTCGCCGTATGGTGTTGAAACATCCGACACTTTAGCAAACCAAATTTGACAAACCCTGTCACCAGGGTAAAGGATTACAGGATACTGCCCCTCGTTTTCTATTTCGAGTGTTATCTCACCAGTATATCCTGGGTCTACGAATCCTGCTGTTTTGTGAATCACTACGTCGAGTCGTCCAATACTTGAACGACCGACTACATTTGCAACTAAATCATCTGGTACGCTAACTGTCTCCATTGTTGTTCCAAGAATTGTCTCACCTGGATACAATTCGAGTTTATCTACGTCGAATGTTCGAGCGTCAATTGAGGATGGGTCATGTGTATCAATAGCGCGACCCGTTGCTTCAATTTGCGTGAAGTTTCGTCCAAGCCGTAAATCAACCGACGCTGGTTCAACGTGTTCTTTAACAAATGGAGAGATACATAAATCCCCCGAATTGACTCGCTCTATTATTTCTTCATCTCCTATAATCATACCTATATATGAATATAGGGATACTTAAGTCTTTCGGGGGAGAATCTGCATTATATCTAATGTGCGTCGCCTAACTTAAGCAGAAGATTTAAGTACTCTACGCACGCATTGTACGTATGGATACTGGATTATTAGTTACCGTAGAAGGCCTTGACGGAGCGGGGACAACGACAGTAAGTAATGCTCTCGAAGAATACTTCGAAGATACTGTATTGACACAGGAGCCGTCAGATATGTGGACCGGAAAACAAGTTCGTCGATGCATATCTTCTGAGTCAGACACACATCCGTTGACAGATTTTTATTTCTTCATGGGTGACAGAGTTCATCATATCGAGAATACTATCAAACCAGCGGTCAAAGAAGGGAAACTTGTAATCAGTGATAGATATGCTGACTCCACACGTGCGTATCAAACAATCACACTCGAAGGTGATGCACTACGACGTGGTGCAGTAATGACCTATATTGAAAACGTAATGCGACCATTCTTTTACGAGCCAGACCTTACGCTATGGCTTGACGTTGACGTGGAGACGGCATTTGAACGAGTGGGTGGCGACGAGAAGTATGAAGAGTCTCGCAAATTCCAAGAGCGTGTCAAATGCAACTATGAGCAACTGTATAACGAGGAGGAGCGAATTGTCCAAGTTGACGCAAGTCGCGATGTGGAGAGTGTTGTCAAAGATTGTATTGAAGAAATCGAAAGGTTTAAATAGTTTTATTGCGTACCTATATTACGTGCCATCGACGCACAATAGGAAGTGCGCCGTCCTTGTAAGACGGATTTTATGGGTTCGACTCCCATCGATGGCTTCTGATACAAATGACAGTCCACAAACGAGAAGACGGCAACTCTGAGCAAGAAGCGAACTTCTATCCAGTAGATGGAATTAGAGGGCACTGCACGTGCGGTCATTACTTCCATTTCATCTCTGTTGAAGGAGAACTAACGTGTCCAGACTGTGGCGCTGTGTATAATGTATATGTTGACCACGATGTGTGGGAGGAATCAGAGTAAATCGAAAGATTTAAATAGTAAGAACACATACGTATTATTGTCGGTGTTCCACCAATCATCCACCCAACACCGACACTCGCTGTGACGCCTCACGGTAGTAATGGGACTCGCTCCCATTTTTCGAAAGATTTAAATACTGTTAGTTCATACTATCTGTATGAAAACATATCTTGGGCGAGTATCACACTTTTCATTTTACAAAGAGGGTGACGAACTTGTCGTACAGAGCGAAGAGTACGAAGAGTTTGAAGAGCGATTTGCGTGGGAGGAGCGACTTGAAGAATACGATAGAGAAGAATTGACGAAAGAGTTGTATGCAACATATTACACAGAATTAGTAAAGAGGTACATCTAATGTGGGAATATCGAGCAGAATTACAGCGAGTAGTCGATGGTGACACGATGGATTTTTGCGTCGATTTAGGATTTAACGTGTCGAAAGAGATACGAGTACGGCTCGCAGATGTTGACACAAATGAGACATACGGTGTTCCAAAAGACTCCGAAGAGTTTACACTTGGAAAAAAGCAAGCAGCATTTGTCGAAGAGTGGTTTGAGTCACGCGGAGATATCATCATCCGAACATCGAAAGATGAGAAAGGAAAGTACGGTAGATACATTGCTCGCGTTTTTGCAGATGGAGATGACCTTTCAAAAGATTTGATTGGAGAATGGAGCCACGTTGAATCCGAATACTGATGACACTCGGCACCCGTGAAGAGGCGCGAAAAGAAATACAAGAAACGGAGCGATTATCGTATGACCGAGATTCATTTCCAGTAACGTGGAACGGTCATAATGTAATATTGTTAAAGAACTATATGTATACGACGAGTGAAAACCATTTATTCGTCGAATTAGACTTATATTGCACTAAATGCAGAGACAATTGTGCAATACGAGATACCATATATATGCCGAGTAATGCGCATATCGCGACCATAAAACTTATACCACTCGGCCACTTCTATATGAACAAATGCAACTAAAAGAAGAAGAGGACTTTGTTCAATTAATTGAAGAAGCGCTTGAATCGCACAATCTTGAAAATGTAGTAATTCACTCATATGTAGATAATTTTGAAGCACACCAAGTTTTCCACATTCAGAAGGTATTAAATGGAACTAAATATGGCGCTGAAATAACTATATCTCATATGGAATGTAGCCAAAGTGAAAATATGAAAGACCTTTTTAAGCGTAAGGCGGATAAGCAAGCCCGAGCGCTTAGAGAATACGAATTTGATGAACTGGGGAAACAAATGCAAGTAGATGGAAGAGATATTACTATACTGAAAGATGACGCATGTATTACAGCACGATGTGAACAATGTAAATACACGTGTAGAATCGGGCTTGACACTCGTGGAACACTAACAGAGTTATACCAGCAAACGCTACAACTGTATGCAGCAGGAGAAATAAATTCAACGTGCCCGTGCTCGGTGTATCGTAACCGAAAGTTTTAAGTAGTAGTGGCTCCATAATACAATAAGGAGAGCAGGGGAAGGAGTGAGAGCGGTTTTCAGGGAGGAATTTAATATATGTTAGAGACACATATTGTGTGTGATGGATGTAGTGATATACTGATGGATGCTCCAATGAGTGGTGGTACTCCTATTATTGAAGGAGAGTTACCATACAAAGAGTTGTATGAAAAGAGTAGTGTGTCTCGCAGAATCAAAGATACCTCGTGGTATCGTCTATTTTTCCCATGTCCCGATGACGAGATAGCCGTCTGTTCTGAGGAGTATTGCCCGTGGTGTTTCGAAGAAGTTAAGTAGGTATAGCGAGTAGTTGTGTGTATGACGCTATACCACAACGAATTTGAGCAACTCGAATCAAAAGACTCATTCAAAGCACAGACGTGGTTCGGTGATAGAAAATCACTCGTCGAAAAGTATGCGTGGGCTGTACCGAACGATACGGTAATCGAGTATATTGCTGAACACAAACAAGTTCAAGAATTAGGTGCTGGTTCGGGATATTGGACACACGAATTGCGCAAGGCAGGGGCGCGAGTTCGCGCAATTGATATAGACCCACCTGAAGATACGTGGAGCAGAGTGATTGAGGGAGACGAGTCGCTGATTGATGAATTGCCGTTACTTCTCGTATGGCCGCCAGTACATAGCAGTATGGCATATGATGCACTTCGCGAACATGCTGCTTCTGGCGGGAGTGATGTATTCTATGTCGGAGAATGGGACGGCTGTACGGCAAATAAGCAATTTCACATGACGCTTGAACACGAGTACGAGTTTGTGAAATCTATTGACCTTCCGTCATACAAGCACATATACGACAACTTCTATCACTACCGAAAGGTTTAAGATGCGCGATAGCATGTATGCTATTATGGCTAAACTAATTTGGGATGGAGACGAAGAGCGCGAGGAAGAGCCTGAAGAAATATCGCCTGATGACGAGAGTGCTGAGATTGAGGGAGTAGATATTGCAGAAGTATCAGACGACCCTGACGGGTGTTCGCACCCTTGGCAAGAGGTAAGTCGCGAAACAATGAAGCGAGTTGTTCGAGGAAGTACGATTGACACACAAGATATTTATTGGTGTAATTCGTGTAAGTCAATCCTCGACGTGATAGAATGACAATTATTCAAGACAGATTTATTGAGTGTACCGCAAATCGCGCAATTTTTGTCGGTGCGCGGCAATCTGGAAAAACGACAACGCTATTCAAAAAGGCTAAACAACTTGACAAAAATGGCAATCGTATTGCTATGTTAGCACCAAGTGTTGGAATGCGGTCGCTTCTTGAAGGTAAATTTAAATCCCGGCTGAGTCTTACTACAAGGTTTATTACCGAACAACAACTTCTTGGAACGAATGTTGACGCATTATTTGTTGACGAAATAAATTATTTTGATTCGGAGGTACGTCAAAGAATAATGCAGTCTACTCCGCGAATATATGCTACAATGACGCCGAGGACAGATAATTCTCTGAGCAAATATGATTCGTTTAAGAAGTTCTATAATTCTGCACAACAACTCTACGGTCATAGAATTGTTGTGTCTCATTCAGGCGGCTACGAACAATTGCTATGTGTAGATTGCGGAATGGAAACAACGCAGAAAACACACAGCGCTATAGAAATGATGTACAATCGCGGGATGTTTATCAGCAATTCGTGTGATATATAATTCGAAAGATTTAAGTAGCCATCTCACATACCATAGTTTGGGTGTATAAGGTAGTGGTTATCCGCTAACCCTTACAAGGTTTGCACGAGTGTTCAATTCACTCTATACCCACTCACTCCCGTAGGGTAGTGGCCAATCCTATCGCGCTTTGGACGCGATGACACCAGTTCGAATCTGGTCGGGAGGATATGAATGCTAAAGCAAATAGACTTTTTATAGTTCAGACAAATGGTCACATTATTGTATACGGCGGCAGTATAATACATTATCAAGCAAAATGTATTTCTTGTGAAACGTGTGTCGAGTTTCCACGAAAAGTGTTCACACTTTCAGATAGTATGTACAATTTGTTAACATTGTACTCGCTCCATACATTCGTCGAAGAACCATGTGAGAAGCCGAGAGATTCAATGAGTGATGTAGTGTCTGATAAGGTTATGAGTAAATATATCGGGAATCCTCATACCGATGACACTATTATTTCTATAGAATCTGAAATTAAAGACTTACTTGGTGCAGAAAACATACAAATTGATTTAGGCATAAATTAAGCGAAAGATTTAAATATTCGTGCGCTGTACATAGCACTATGAGTAATATACTTATTTGTGGTGCAATCGACAACTTCGACAATCCATTCTCGTGGCAGGGTGACCTTGAAGAAGATGAACCATTTTCGCGACACGACTTTGTTAATCCGTATGACATTGGAGAAGATGTTGATGACCCATATGCAAACCCTGACAAAATTATGGAACCTGTCGTCGAAAAAGTAGATGATATTGACGGCGTGCTTGTTTCGTGGGAGGATGATGCATTTCTCGTCGGAGCCGTGGTGTATATGCGCGAGGCGCACCGTAAGGGAATTCCTGTCGTATTGTGGTATCAGGGTTCTCGCGACAAGATGCAAATCCCAATATCGTGGATGACGCGAAGTTATCATCAAGATAGAGATACGGCAATTCGCGTACTGCTGGCACTTACTGGAGACGAAGACGCGCTACTTGACTGATCGAAACACTTTTATGTGAATGCAGCATACATAGTATGTATGAAGTTCAACGACTTTACTAACGACCGTGAGAAGTTGAAATTGATGACGATGGAATACACCATCGAACGAGACGGGCACCGGCTTCCCGAACCTATTGTTCAACTATTTTGTCGCGACAGAAATGGCGAGCGCCGATACGTCGAGGTGGATGGATTTTACCCATTCTTTTATATTTCAGAATCTGAGTTTCACGAAAAGCAGGATGACTTGCTGAATGAGGGTGCAATTCGTTCAATCGAGTCTCGTGAAATTATCGTAGATGAAGAGCATTCGATGAATACGACGATTACGAAAGTTGATGAACCGCCTGCGACGACACTTCACGGAGACAACCTCGTAAAAGTGTACACCGTTGAACCAAAGCATGTCAAGGAATTGCGAGATTTCTTTGACGAGACGTGGGAAGCAGATGTCTTTTTCACAAATCGGTTTCTTATCGAAACAGGAATTAAGCGAGGGTTGACTGTTCCGCTCGGAGAAGAGCGTGTCTCTGTCGATGAAATTGAAGCAACAGAAGAGTTACCAGACATTGCGCCACGTATGGTAACCATCGATATTGAGGTTTGGAGTGGCGGCGTGTTCCCCGATACAGAAGAAGCGGATAATCCAATCACATCTTATACGATACACGACTCCTATGACGACGAGTACATTGCTGCTATTCTTCAACCAGACTCGCGAGTGTTCGGAGATGACGTGTGGAGCGAGGAGCCGCAATGGGAACTTCCTGATGGCGTGAGTGAAGACCAAATTGAGATAGAAGTGTTTGACGACGAGGCAGAGATGCTTGCTGCGGCAAATATGTGGATCACAGAGAAAGACCCTGACCTTCTCACAGGATGGAATTCGTCGCGAAATGATATCGGAAATGGGTTTGACTATCCGTATTGGATTAATCGCTGTGAGAATATCAATGAGTGGACATTCGCCGAGTTGTCGCCGCTCAATCAAACGTTTACGACGAATAGTGGCACACCATTTGTGAAAGGTCGCGAGATGTTCGACATGTTGCAAGCCTACAAGAAGACGCAGATTCACGAGAAGAAGTCGTATGCACTCGGATATATTGCACAAGACGAACTCGGGTACGGGAAAGAGGATATTGAGTCACTCGATGATGGGTGGAAGTACAATCCTGCTGAGTTTATGAAGTATAATATTCGTGACGTAAGTGCTGTTGTCGAGATTGAGGATTCGAAGGGAGTGCTCGATATGTATGACCACATTCGTCACGTGACTGGTACATCCTACAGCGAGTGTGCAGACAGTAATATTGGCATCATCGACGTGCTGTTCCTTCGGCAAGCGAAAGATAAGGGATTCGCGCTACCCACCTCTACGAAACCAGAGCGAGGGTGGTACTATGGTGGAAAGGTGTTCAATCCAATTCCAGGTAAGCACAAGAATGTCGTATATCCTGACCTTGCGTCACTGTACCCATACTTGATGTGGTCGCTAAATGTGTCTCCCGAAACAGTATTCGACACACTTGAAGAAGCAGCCGATGCAGGATACGACGAGGATGACCTCTATCGAGCCTTCGTTGACCGACGTGAAGATAGTGTCAAGCGGAATAGCGACCCTGAGAGGAACGAGATATACTACACGAAGCCATCGGTTAAGGAAGGGTTTGTTCGTGAAGTTATCACGATGATGACAGATATGAAGTACGAGTACAAGAAGCCACAATATTCGGGTGAAAAGTACGGTGCAGTAAAGCGAATTGTCAACTCACTTTATGGCGTTTTTGGTGATTCTGCTTCGTATGGTAAGGGCTTTCGCTTATTCGACTGGCGACTCGCAGAAACAATCACGCTTGCCGGACAGTCAGTCGTCACATTCACCAGTAACTCCTTCGAACGGCACTTACAAGAAAATGGGTATGCTGACGCGAGGCGTGTTGGTGGCGACACAGATTCTGTAATGACTGCAATTCCATCACTTGACGTGTCGCCTGAAGAGATTCAAGAAGACTTTGAGCGTATGGAGTCCGGCGAGGAGCCGGAACTACCGTTCTTCAAAGCGGCTAACTACGTGAATGGCGCATACGATTCCTACATGGAAGACAAGTTCTGGATTGACGACCCATCAATGCACAAAATGGAGGTCGAAATTGAGTCATACGCCGACTCGCTTTTCTTCCTACGAGATTTCAAGAGCAATGACGAGAATAAGGGAATTAAGAAGCGTTATTCGCAACTTGTGACATGGGACGAGGGTGAAATAATCGAGAACCCGACTCCGGCGACGAAAGGGTTTGAGTTAGTTCGATCAGATACAGCAAATATCACGACTCGTGTACAAGAACACGTCCTTGAGTTAATACTGAAGCAGGATGAACCAAAGGAGTCTGTTCGCGAATACGTGCGAGAAGAGTGGGAGGGTGCTACATCAGGCGACGTTGACTTGTCGGATATTGGGATTCCATCTGCAATCAGCAAGCCACTCGATGAATACGGTGGTCCAAATAAGAATGGTAATTACACGACGCCGCAACCGCACATTCGCGGAGCAAAGTATGCGAATGCACACATACAAGGAGAGTCAATCTCCTCCGGTGATAAGCCGCTATTCTTCTATACAGACCGTGTTGAATACCCATACCCCGACGTGTATGTGTATGATACAGACTGGGAGCGAGGGGGCGCTACGTCACTTGATAGCGACACGGTTCTCGAATTGGGTCGCGACATGGATGCGATTGCCGTCAATGATGTGCGCAATCTCCCCGAAGAGATACACGTTGATTACGAAAAGATGTCGCGAAAGACGCTTCGTCGCCCAATCGAGCCAATCGTGAAAACAATGGGCTGGACGTTTGACAATATGACTGCTCGGTCTGCACAGTCGGGACTCGCGAGATTCATGTAAATCGAAAGGTTTAAGTAGTATCGATGCAAAGAACAGAGTGTAGTATGACATATACAACTGACGACATCGAGGACTTCTTGTACAATACTGGTGAGTTGATGGTAATACTTGACTCCGATCGAGAGTATGACCTTCATATTCACGATACAGAGTTCGACCACGATGCAGGGCACATTACTACAGAGGGCATGATGGACGGAGAATATGTCGTTGCACAATTCCTTGCAAGCAAGATTGAGCACGTTAGATGGCATAGAGAATCGTAAGGGGATTGTATTGGATCTATTTGATCATGGTCCTGTGTTGATGGTCGTAGAAGGACAGTTAATTCAACCAGAATCACTTTCTATTTCTATTAATGTAGATAGTAGTTCTGACTTCTACGGTGAGCCACGGGTGACAACATCACACAATACAATCACCGCGACTATTGAAACAGCATCTGATATATCAATAACTAACACGTTCGAACAAAAAAGAATATACTTATACAATACGAAGCATAAACTAATATTTGAATCGTCGTATATATCTAACGTTGATACTTATTCTGAGGGCCACACAAAGATTGAGTGTAATGCAGTAGATTATTCAGTAAGTACAGGCTGGAACGAACAGTTCGAATAACCGAAACCTTTTTATACTTTCCTTTATAACAACATAGTATGGAACAATTTGACGTTCGAACACATTCAATCGACGTACTCGAAGATAGCGAGTTCATTGATACATTGCAGTCAGAATCTGGCAATCCAGTACTTGTAACGCGAGGGTTTGCATATGGATTTGGCGTAATTAGTGGCGGTTACTCTGAAGACATTGATGCAGACATTCTCGAACTTGCAGAACCAGATGGCGCGGTTCCTGATAATGGCCCGTCCTTGTATGAGGTGCATTTCAATGATTGCTCATACGATTTGTACGTGAATAATTCATACAAAGTGAGTGGTTCAGAAAGCGAGCGACTACTTCTCGAAATTGCAGCCTATAATAGGTATGACTACGGCTTTGCTGAGGAGATGCGTGAAGATATCGACGGTCGCGAAACACAGTACTAATAATGTCGCGACAAAAAGCCGGGTTGCGAAAAGAACACGAATTGGCGTCAGAAATATATGAGCGTACTGGTGGCGCTGTTATTCCACTACGTGCTGGTTGGTCGGGGAATTCGTCGCCGCCGTTGCCTGATTTACTTATTCCACTCGACGGCTCTCTTCGCGCATTGGAATTAAAGACGACAAAGCAGAAGCGAATCGTGATAACACAAGATGATGTTTC